CTATAGTCCTTGGTGGCAATTTGGTAACTTTTTTGCCAAATCTTCTTCTATAAAGGCAAGTGCTTCTGCCTGTTTTGATGGATATAAGTGACTGTAAGTATTTAAAGTTGTTGCTACATCGGAATGACCTAGCCGTTGTGCTACTACAAGTGGACTTACACCTTTGTTAATTAAATAAGATGCATGTGAATGTCTAAATTCATGAAGTAAAATTTTTTTTACTCCAGCAGTAGCTACATATTTCTTATATCGTTCATCTAGCGTGGAGGTAGCAATACTATTATAAAACTCACCGAAAACAACATAATCATTTTTAATTGGTGCTGTTAATGTAGCATGTTCTTTTAATTTCTTCAATAAATTAATGATAAGTGTAGGTAATAAGATAATTCTATTTGATGATTTTGTCTTTGGTTTTGTAACTTGACGATTGTATTCAGTTTTGTTGATGTTAATCGTCTTTTCTGCAAAATCAACATCCACCCATGTCAAAGCTAATAATTCGCCTTTCCTAGCTCCGCTATAATAAAGTGTTGAAAAAAAAGCATTATAAAGTAGATCATCTACAGTATCGATAAATCTTTGAAATTCATCGAATTCCCAATAATTCATTCGTTTGTTTGATTCCAATTCAAAGTTTCCTGCAATACTTGCTGGATTGCTAGTCAATCCATAGAATTTTATCGCGAAATTGAATATAGCGGATAGTATAGTATGAATTTGCTTTAAAGTATCAGCGGAGTAGTTATTTAAGAGTTTATTTTGATAGTTCATTACATGTTTTGCGGTAATGGTATCAATTTTCATTTTACCAAATTCTTTTAGTAAATGATTATAAATTGCATTTTTTATGGCATTAATCGAAGACTGTTTTCTCCTCTGACAATACCAATCAAAATAACTATCCGCAACTTGAGCAAATGTTAAACTTGAGTTCGTTTCTTTTTCAACTAGCATTTTTGCTTCCGCTTCACGTGCTTCCTTTTTTGTTTTAAATCCACGACGTTTTACTTGTTTTTGAGTGCCATCAAACTGACGGACTCTGAGAACGAAGAAATATGTTCCTCGTTCTTTATCTTTATAGATTACCATTTTAAATCCTCCTGTATATATAAAGATCAATAATTCGAATTTTTTGTCAATTATAACATTGTTTGTTACTAGAAGAAAAGGTAATAAGTCTTTTTAACCCAAGTAGGGATTTACCATTTTAAATTATAAATAACTCATAAAATATATTTTGTAAATACAAAGAAATGCAGTTGTTAAAGGAGGTATTCTTTATAGTAAGTAATCTGTATTTAATGTTACCATTTAAAATATTCAGAATATTAAATCGACTATTATTTGTAATATAAGTTAACCACTTCTACTTAGTGATATTTGTGGAATAGTAGTCGATTTAATTCAATCAGTTTGATTAAGTTATTATTCTGTTATTTTTCATCCCTCCAACTTTACTTTATTGAGAAATTTTTTTGAATGCCGATTCACATATATATACGTGTTAAAATGATAGTAGTAATTAATTGAGTACGAGGAAAGATTAAGATGAATTAACAGAAAAATAAATAATAGAAATTAAACATAAAAACCCGTAGAGCATGTGTAAGAGGTTGAGCTGAAGCCCTCGTACACCGGTTCCCTGACTATACTAAGAAATACTTGCATCATACGATTTATTCTTTAGTCTAGCACGCATTAATTATCCGTAGGGCAGAGTTCATAGGTTAAGAATGTAGGATAGTAAATTTTTATGTTTTTGAGGGGGGATTGTATGAAAAAAGTCATGAATGAATTGTTGAAAAAAATTGAATCAACTGGTTTTTCTCGAAGACAATTTTCAATAAAATTAGGTGTTTGCCGTGAAACTTTTCGGAAAGGGATAGCTTGTGAGAGTGAAATGAATGTAGAATTATTTTTCAAGGCTGTGAATTTTTTGTATGATAACCCTGAGGCGAAACGGAAGGTTTCAAGAGATTATTTCTCTTCTTGTAATAAACCATCTAATATCATCGTTGGATTGATTTATAGTCAGGTACAAGGGGAGTATGCTTTAATGAGTAAACTAATTGATAAACATAAAGGGAATGCTGGTTTGTCAATTTACTTTACAATTTATAAATTATTTAACAAACGTAATAAAAATGAATTGAGAGGGCAAGCACTCTATAAAAAAATTAGAGGGACTCAATTCTCTACAAATCCTCACGTCCAAGTTATGGTTAACATTCTATATATGTTAGCTTTAGCAGATAAACCGAATAATAATGCAATTATTCAATATGTAGATGAAGTTGAGTCGAATCTTGATTTAATTGAAGAAGGGTGTATCAAAGATTATCTTCGTATGTTTGCTGATGAGAGGATTGCATATATGCATTTGTGGAGGATTGAATTAAAGCAGAGTAGGGAAATTTTTAATGCCATCATAAAATCTGCAGTAGATGTTCCCATGATTAAGTGTACAGCTATTTGTGGGCTTGGAGAAGGGTATCAGATAGACTGCCCTAAGACGGCTGAGTCACTTTTGGTTCAGGCTACGGAATCACTGAAAGAGATTAATGTTACTCAAAAAGCTCAAAAGTCGATAGCATTGCATACAACTTTGGCTCATGTACGTATACATAATAAAATCAACGTGGATAAGATTGAGGTAGCGTTACTTCATCCGAATGAAAGGGCGACATATGAATGTCTTTTCGGAGATCGTGAGCTCGGTCTATCAATATTTGATGAATTAAAGAAAAATGGATTTTCACCATTTCAACGTATTTCTTATTCATTATGCATTAATGACCATGAAAGTATAAAACAGGCGCTTTTGGAGTTTGAGTTAATGGGTTTGAGTTTTTACGGACAAATGTATAAAATGATATTGAATAGGGAAGGGGTAGTGCTAACATGAGAAAGGCGATATCTATATGCCTATTAGTAGTAGGGATAATAGGCATAAATGGGGACATGATACACGCGAAGAAAATGGAGCAAAAACCAAAATTCAAGCAAGAATTGAGGATGTATGTAAATGATCCCGGAGGAAGCTAGTTGCTAACTATAAATAAGAAGATTTAAAAAAGAAGTCGCTACTATGTAGCGACTTCAGTGCGTTTAAGGGGTGACAATTTTTTTTTAGGGGGTCTCTAAAAAGTTGTCACCTAGTATTTTCTATTGAAGAGGAGGGGTTTTGATGTTAAGAGTAAATGGGGTAGAATTAGAGGTAAAAACTATAATTAGTAAATTACTAGAGCCTAAAAAAGTAAGCTGTGATGTAGAGTATGTAATAAATGAAATGTATAAAAGGGAGCTATGTACAAAAGAGGAGTTTAATCGAATTACAAATACATTGCAACAAAAAAAGGAATAGCAAAATGCTGTTCCTTTCTTATTCACTCAACATACGTTTTATAACGATATTGAAAAAGTCTCTTATTTTCTCAGTCTCTTCCGCAGTTAATGTTCTCCCCCCATAGTTAAGATTGCCGTTTTCTAAAATGTCTTGTAAGTTATTTTTTAATCCATCGGGATTATCTGTTCGTCCTAAGATGAAATCAGTAGTAGAATTAAATATATCAGCAATTTTGCATAACATTTCGGGATTTGGTTTCCTATAGTTTATTTCATAGCCATTGTAGGTTGAAATCGATGTTTCCAATTGATTTGCTACATATTCAGTAGTCCAACCGTATCTTTTACGTAGGAATTTTAAATTTCCTCCTATATCCATGTGCAGTCATCTCCTCAAATTACGGAACTTATACATCTGTATCTAATAGCTTACACTAAAATAAAAATAAAATCTACGCAAAATGCGTATGAAAAAAGTTATTGATTTTTTTACGCTAAACGCGTAATATGTAATCAGAGTCATAGAAGATAGGAGGCAAACAATGAAAAGAGACTGGCTTGTGGAAATCAGAAAACAGAACAAATTAACACAAGTTAATTTGGCTAAAATTTTAAACATAAGTCCTGCGCATTATGGAGATATTGAAACAGGGAGAAGGGCACCTAGCTCATTGTTAGCGCTGAAAATTTCAACACTTTTAGAATTTCCGATAGAGTGGCTTATTCTACCAACGTACCTGCATAATGTGGAAAAGTCAGTATTGGAATTAGCTATACAGATGGACTTCCCTTCGGAAGAAATTTTTTTGGATTCACTTACGCGAAATGAGTAAAAATGAACTTCGATAAGAAAAAGCCTTATAGCAAATTAATTAAAGGATAAAGGAGCGATATCCATGCACAAAAACTTATACATCGCCAGAAAAGAGCAACGCATGACGCAAGAAGCTACAGCAAATTTAATTCATATTGCACCGAGAACATATTTTGCTAAAGAACACGGCAAAAGCGACTTCACTCTAAAAGAAGCACAGAAACTTGCAAAATACTTTAAAACAACTGTGGACGAGCTGTTTGAGAAATAAACCAATGGGGGAAGCAAAATGAAAAACGGTAAGAAGCCAACAAAGCGAGAGAAGATACATATTAATTCATATAATTTAAATCCTGATAGTTGGTTAATTTTTAAGAAAGTAGATGGCGAAATACATTTGGTACATCGTCATATGAACTCAATACGAGTCATTCCGAGTGCATAGTGACAAAATTCTTACTCGCCAATTTTGGAGAGGCAATTATTCATACAAGGAGAGAAATAATCATGACCAAATCAGTTCTAACAAAGGACTTACAAAAGAAACAAATACTCGATGAATTCATACAGCATTGCGAACAACAACAAGTTGAAGCGTTACAAAAGAATGATCCATATCTATTTTGTATCTGGATTAAAGAATCCCGATTAGCCCGAAGGGAATTGGCAGCACTCTACCGTGCGAAAGAAAAGCATGATGAGGAACGTACGCATATAAAAGGGATTGTAGGGCGTTTGAGAAGCGTAGGTGTAAATGCGGATGTTGTGGAGAGGGCGCATTATATTACATTGGCAAATTAATGAGGAAAGTGATGATGGTAATGTCTACATTTCATGAGCATAAAAGCCTGAAAATTCGTAAGGATCAAATATGTTTAGGGTGTTTGAAGAACATACCTAGTGGCTCTGATGCTGTTAACAATGCAGGCGAATTTGAATATGAATTTTATAATTACTATCTCCATATGGAATGCCATGAGTTTTTAAAACAACATAGTGAATACCTAGAGGCAGGCGTTTGGGATGGATGTGTGAATGATATCAAATTGGAAATGGAAAAGGAGAATGCAAAATGAAGAATAATCAAGAGAATCAAGTAACAGCCCCTGCGGTAACAGAGGCTGTAGGGAAAACGATTTTAGAGCTAACGGAATGGATTCAATCTGTATGTAGAGAGTCCTCTGCGGATGAATTAAAAAGACTTTCAGATATTGTTATGGCAACGTCTGAATTGTATAAAGCTTTTAAGAGTTAATTTCTTCAGCGGATGAATTTCTGGCTGCAATAACACCTTTATAGATTTCTGTGTATAACTTATTAACTTCTAAAGCCAGACTTTTATTAGACTCTTCGCTTTTTTCAAGCTGAGAGTTAGCTTTTCTGCTGTTTGGAACATTTAGTTTATCCAAAACAGCAAGAGTTAATTCTTTAGCAATTTGCATTTCTTCATTCATAGGGAAACACCTCCTTCCGTCTACTACATTCGACAAAAAGGAGGAAAATCCTACATGTGTTGGAGGAGGTGATTTGTATGTTAGAAAACCCAAACATTATAGGTAACCAACACGATTCTTCTCGAGAGGATTTCGAACACTATTGTAGCGATTGTGACGGTGAATTGTATTTCGGCATGACGTATTACGAATTCGAGGGCAATTTCATTTGCGAGGTATGCAATGAGAAGTTTCTAGAGAGACATGGCACGCGTTTTGTGGCAGGAGAATAAAAAAGAACTCACGGGAATGAGTTCTCAAGAAAAATTTAAGGTGAAGCCAGTATAACACAGAAGGTGAGTGAAAGAAATATGCAGGCAAAGGTGTTGGCAAATACATTACATATGAATCGTAGTGCATGGTTAGAAGCGCGTAAGCAAGGATTAGGTGGTTCTGATGTGGCAGCCATTGCTGGCTTAAGTAAATGGAAGTCGCAAGTACAAGTGTTTCTAGAGAAAACACAAGCTATTGAACAAGAAGACATACAAAGTGAGTCTGCTTATTTTGGAAACGTGCTTGAAGAGGTGGTCGCACAGGAGTTTGCTAAACGTACGGGATTGAAGGTACAACGTCGAAATGCTATCTTGCAACATCCAGAGTATCCTTGGATGCTTGCAAATGTGGATAGGCTCATTGTGGGGGAACAAGTGGGACTTGAATGCAAAACAGCTTCAGAATACTTAAAAAAAGAATGGAAAGGTGAAGAGATACCTGTCGCTTACCTTCTTCAGTGTCAGCACTATATGGCTGTGACAGGCTATGAAGCATGGTGGATTGCCGTATTAATTGGTGGCAACAAATTTGTGTACAAAAAGATCGAACGGGATGAGGATATAATCCAGTATCTTATCAATATGGAACGGGACTTTTGGCTGAATCACGTCGAAAAGGACGAGCCACCTATGTTTGACGGTTCAGAGGCATCTACGCAGCTACTCAAGCAAATGTATCCAGAATCTATTGAGGATAGTTCTATCAGTCTAGGAAAGCAAGAAGAGCTACTCATTGAAGCGAGAGACCAAGTAGATAGAGAAATGAAGGTACTACAAGAACAAAAGGCAGAGTATGAGAACAAGTTGAAAGCGAAACTAGGCTCTCATGAGAAAGGGACAACGGAGAATTATACTATTTATTGGAAGTCCTATACAAGTAATCGTTTTGATAGCAAACGATTCAAAACAGAACATCCTGATTTACATAAAGAATATACAAACGAAACTATATCAAGAAAGTTTTCGGTGAAATAAAAAATAGGGAGTGGATTAGATATGGCTACAAATGAAAAGTTGAAAAACCAGTTAACAAATCGAAAAGAAAGTGCGCCAGTTACACCGGAACAAACAGTAGAAGCATACATGAAGAAAATGGCGCCAAGAATGGCAGAAGTATTACCTAAGCATATGGATATGAACCGTATGAGTCGCATTGCTTTAACAACAATTCGGACAAATCCAAAGCTTCTCGAATGCGCGGTTCCTTCTCTTATGGGGGCTGTGATGCAAGCCGTACAGCTAGGATTGGAACCAGGATTATTAGGACACTGTTACATCTTACCGTATAAGCGTGAAGCGACATTTATCATAGGGTATAAGGGGATGATTGACCTCGCAAGACGGTCTGGTCATATTCAAAGTATTTATGCCCATGCTGTACATGAAAATGACGAATTCGAATATGAGTTGGGGTTACATCCAAAATTGGAGCATAAGCCATCACATGGAGATCGTGGCGCGTTTATTGGAGCGTATGCAGTTGCTCATTTTAAAGATGGCGGGTATCAAATGGAGTTTATGCCGAAAAGTGAAATTGAGAAACGTCGAAAACGTTCCGCTTCCGCTAATTCTAGCTATAGCCCTTGGAGTAGCGACTATGAAGAAATGGCGAAGAAAACCGTGGTTCGTTACATGTTTAAATACTTACCGATTAGTATTGAAGTTCAGACACAAGCCCAGCAAGATGAAGTGGTGCGAAAAGATATTACAGAAGAACCAGAGTTTATTGAAGTGGATCCAATCGAAGGAGAACAGGTAATAACAGAAGATGCTGGACAACAAGAATTCCCGATTGAAGGATGAGCAAATCAAAGGTGCTCCTCTCCCGTAAATTATGGGAGAGAGCGCAATCCAAAGAAGAACTAAAGCGTTCTATTGCAAGATATATACAGACTGGGTATCCAAGATATCGAATCGAAAAAGTTATTGTGGAAAATCAATCGTGCATCGCAATTTGCAGAAGGGAATGAATCTTGTGGATTTTCAAAGTGAAGTGTTTGACATCATTCATACGTTTAGTGGACAAGCAAATAAAATCGTTGTCAATACAGTATTTATTGACTTTGTAGATGACTTAGAAACAGGTTTGTTTTTATCACAACTTGTATATTGGTCAGATCGTACAACAAGAGAAGATGGTTATTTTTATAAAACAGATAGCGAGTGGCATAAGGAAATTCGAATTAGTAAATATGGTGTGCGGAAAGCAAGAAAAAAACTAGAGGAAATGGGAGTTTTAACTACTTATGTGAAAAAGGCAAATGGGATTCCAACTGTACACTACAAGTTAGATAAAAACCGTTTTTTCGAAATGATCATTTCCTTTTTGCGAAATCGAAAAAAGGAAATTTCGAAATCGAAAGATGGAAATTGCGAAAACGAAATTTCTTTAACAGATATTACTACAGATACTACTACAAATATAGATGATGATGTAGATAAGCACCCCTTGATTGATGAAGCATTTCAGAAAAGTTATCAGTATTTACTGCAGAACAATATTCCGCTAAGTGAAACAGCTCTGCAAGATTTGGGGGAGTTTTGTGATGTGCTAGGAAGCGAAATGGTGTTAGAAGCTGTGAGTCGAGCGATTGATCAAAATATAAAGCGTTGGAAATATATCAGCGGTATTTTATCCAATTGGCAGAAAAGCAATGTCAAAACAATGGCGGATGTGATGCAACTGGATGAATCATATAAAAATCAAAAAGGCGGTGGGGAACATGCAACACGTTGGAGACTCAATGGCGGAAATTATCAAACGGGCAGAAGCTATGAGGAAGAAGTTGCAAGCCGAGAACGAAACATGCCAAGTTACATCAAACGAGTATAAGTGCTCAACATGCCAGGATACGGAAGTACTGTTTTACGAGGAAGTGAATGAATTTGGAATGAAAGTATCTGTGCAGAAGGATTGTTCGTGTAAAGTGCAACGAGTGATAGAACGAAGGTTGAAGAATGCAATGATTCCAGAAGAGTTTGCACAAGCGAGATTTGATTCTTACAAACAAAAGACAGAAAACCAAAAAGTGTTGTATGAAACCATCGTAAAATATTTGCGTAATTTTGAAGAAATCAAGGGAACGAAACAAAATAGCTTAGGTTTTATCGCAACGTTTGGTGAGCTCCGCATTAAGCAGTTAGAACCATCCAAACGGGCACAGGCAAAGCGGGAACATAACAGTTTTGGTCTTGGAAAAACACATTTGCAAGTGGCTGCAGCAAAATATCTCATGAAGCAAGGATATAGCGTATTACTGATTTCGGACGGGACATTCATGGATGACATCATTGCAGCAAAGATGATGAACGATGACAAAAAAGAATTCAATCGCTTATTACATTCCGCAAAGCAAGTAGAAGTTCTAGTGTGGGATGACTTAGGAAAATCCAAATGGTCGGAAGCAAAAGAAAATTTGTACTACCAAATCATTGATTATCGATATCGTCATAATTTACCGATTTTGTATAGTTCAAATGAAGATGACGAGACGTTAGGTGAAAAAGTAGGTTTTGCAGCAAATAGTCGGTTAAAGGGTATGAGTAAAGATTATATGGTCGCTGTAGAAGGTGAAGATTATCGTGAGAAGGAGTGAATGATATGAGAAACGTGTCGGTTGAGAAGAAACTGGCGTTTATTGATTGGGTATGGGATCAATTAGAACCTCAAGAGCATAGCGCATTTCGATTGCTTTACAGGTTGGGGCAACATGAGAAGTTTCAAGAGAGAATTCGTTTTGTAGAAAATGCGAAAAAATATTCATATGGCATAGAAATGTCGGCAAGCGCCAACTCATCGATTATGCACTCGACACGAAGGATGAAGCACTATTTAAAAAGCTGGTTATGAAATAAGGGTGAGCGAAATTGAGTAAATACAACAACAAAAAAGTGAACCTCGATGGCTACGTATTCGATTCAAAAGCCGAAGCGAATTATTACGAAGGCTTGAAAATTCGTTATGCAAGAGGCGAAATACAAGGATTTGAACGGCAGCCCGTATTTAACTTGCAACCTGCATTTAAGAAACAGGATAAGAGCTTTCAAGCCATTACATACATAGCGGACTTCTTAGTGTACTTGCCAAATGGTGAGATTGAAGTCATAGACATAAAAGGTTTTATTACCCAAACTTTTGCGTTAAAGAAAAAAATGTTTGAGTATAAATACCCACATTTACAGCTGATTTTGTTGAAGCATGTGAAGAAATACGGTGGTTTTATCACGTTGGATGAATATAACAAGTTGCAACGAGCGGAGAAAAAAGCGAAAAAACAGAATAAAGGGAGCGGATCATAATGGCGTATATCGAATTTAAACCGGTGTTGAAGAAAGTGAACTTAAAACCTGATGGGAAGAAAGAGATTGTGTTAGAAGTAACAGATTCCTCATTGCAAGGGAAATTGGATTCTCTGTCTGAAATGATTGATGCGAAAGTGTTTGTTTCACTAGAGTCCATGCAAGTCAACTTTAATGTCACGATTAATGCGAAGACAAATGAGCCGGTTAAGCAGTACGAAGTCGATGAGAAAGGAATGGTACAAGAGGTAAAATCAACGTTTGAGCAAATAGAAGCGGATCTAGATATACCACAAGAAAAGATTCAGACTCGTGAAGAAAAAGAACAAGCGGACCGTGAGATAATCGATGCTTTTATCATCAGCGGTTTAGCACCAAACTTTGAGGGTATGCCAAATAAACTCCCGGAGATTGTAAAACGTCGTCTAGAGGGTGAATCGTACTTGAAATTGGCAAATGAACTGAATATGTCCTCTGGGCAAATTATCGAGGTAATCGATGAATATCGCAAACGTGTAGCGCCATTAGCGATAAAGTGGCACGAGTGGAAAGAACAACAACCAGAAACAAAAGAAGAGCCAAAGTGCAAGGAGAAACTCGAGGAGACGGTAGATATAGAAGAAGAGGGAGTTTCAGAACAACCACAGTCATTTGAAGAATTCGAAATAACGGATGAGGACAAGCCTCGCGATGAAGCTTGATAAGAAATCCATCCGGATTCAAATATTAGATCTACAAGATGAGAACTGCGCGGGATGTGAAAAAGTGCCGGCATACAGGAAGTCAGGGAATCGTAAGACTTCCTGGTGTGCGGATAACTGTAGGATTGGGAAGCGAATCAAACGATTAGGTGACAGCTTACTAGAAGGGAGAAATGGAACGATGGCAGAGCAGATGGCTGAAGAGAGAAATTGGGATGTATTATGTGAGAAGGCGGAGAAGTTACGTGAGCAGAAATTATCTTGGGCGAAAATTGCAGCCCGTCTTGGCGTGAGTGAAAGTACACTGTATCACAACGTCGCAAAACGACGAGAGAAAAAAGAGGGCATTAGGAATCGCGCTAAGAGGTCGGGAACGAAAAAGAGTATAAAACCATTAGTCGAGGGTGCAAAAGTTATTAGGGAGAAAAATGAACATTCTGAAGAGAGAGATAATGAGATGCGTCAAACAGAATTAAAAGCGGAACTTGAAAAGTTAAAAGAACAATTTCAAAATCGTGAGGAAGAATATACAACTTTACTTAATGAACGCAACCAGTTGAGCGAAAAGAAATGGGAACTGGAAGCTGAATTACGTAAAGTACAAATCAGAATCAGTGCGGCAGAAGAAACAGCAGAAATGGAACGGAAACATCGCTTGGAATTACAAGCAAGGGCACAAGCATTAGGAATCGCATTAAAAGCAGTATTGTAGGTGAGAGACATGAAGCTCACCAGAGAAGAACGCATACAACTTGCTTATCAGATTGGCGATATTATCGAACAGAAATGTAGACGGTGTTATTACAATCGCTCAGATGATGCGAGCTTTAGTATCAACATTTGCGAAAATTGCCCGACTGGTCAAGCATTACGCCAGTTGGGTAGATATTTTGATACAGAACCGAGAAGTCGTGGAGGGAAGCCTGGAAATATTCCGGATGGATTGACACCAGCACGTGTGAGAGAACTCAATGACCAGGGGATTCCAGATAAAGAAATTAGTATCATGTTTGAGCGAAGTCCATCCTACGTTGGGAAAGTGAAAAATAGATGGAGAAAGCAAGGGTTATGGCAAGGGCCGAATCAGGTGCCGAAGAAGTCAAGTAAGCGGAGGAGAAACGGGCATGATGAAAGCGATTGAAGATGTGAGAGCGATGCCAGATGAGGAGTTTATGAGTAAGTATGAAGATTTGGTACATCACTTTATTTGGAAGAGATATAAGGGCATGTTAGAAATAGTTAAAGCGAATACAGGTTTGGAGATGGAGGATTTAGTGCAGTACGGGATGATTGGTCTCATAAAAGCGAGAAGGGATTTTAATCATGAGCTCGGTTATCAGTTCTCTACGTACGCGATACCAAAAATTCATGGAGAAGTTGGAAAGTTTATTATGAATAGTCACAAGATAAAGGTGCCAAGAGACTTGTATGTACTAAGAGGGAAAATGATGAGGCAAGGATTGATGGAGGAAGATGGAGAGACGATTTGCAAACAACTAAATGTACCTCTTCCAGAAGTGAAAGAGGCATTACAATATCAACCCAATACAAAGTCTCTGCAAGATGTCATGTATACATCGGGGAGTGGTGGTAATGAAGAAATACTGTTAGAAGACATGCTGGAAGATACACAAGTAATCGAAGAGACACAGAAAGTCGAGAATCACATGGTGCTTCAATCATTTTATCAAACACTGCAGCAGCCAGAATTGATCGTGTGGGATATGCATTCGAAACATAAAACGCAGCAAGAAATTGGGAGTAGAGTAGGGAGATGTCAGGTGCAAGTAAGTCGAATATTAAAACGAATTCAGAAAAGAGCAAATGAGTTTGGGAAAGAGCAGGGATTAGCAAAATGAATATGACTGAGTGAATCGTTCGGTGGTTATTTTAAATTAGGTACTTTTGTAAAAAAATAAAGGATAAATGAAGATCGTTGCATTCAAAAATTGTATAGAAAAGGGGAAATGAAAAATGACACAAATGCAAACATTTTCACATAATATGTTCGGTAATTTAGAGGTTTTTATCAAGGATGGAAAAGAGTACTTTCCGGCGATAGAGGTTGCGAAAGTTTTAGGGTACTCAAACCCTCATGATGCTGTAAGTAAACATTGTAAAAAGGACGGGGTCGCGTTTTGCGAGGTGGTTATTCCAGAGAAAAATCAAACGGTTGAAAAGAAATTCATTAACGAACCCAATCTATACCGCCTAATCGTTAAATCCAAACTCCCACAAGCAGAACAATTTGAGAAATGGGTGTTTGAAGAAGTACTCCCAAGCATTCGAAAACACGGGGCTTACATGACACCGCCTACGATAAACGCTTTACTACAAGATCCAGATTTACTCATTGGTCTCGCGTCGCAACTCAAACACGAACAACAAGCAAGACAAATGGCAGAACAAAAGAATCTCATGTTAACACAACAAGTCGCAGAAAATGCATCCAAGATTACATACCTCGATCAAATTCTTCAGTCAAAAGATACGGTAACTGTTTCACAAATTGCGGCTGATTATGGGTTATCGGCAGTACGATTAAATAAAATTTTAAAGGATGAAAAAGTACAGTATAAAGTAAACAATCAATGGCTCCTGTATGCGAAACATCAAAATAAAGGGTATACAAAATCGCAGACAATTGATGTGACACATTCGGATGGGAGTAAATCTGTAAAAATGAATACACGCTGGACACAAAAAGGTAGGTTGTTTATCCATGATATGTTAACAAAACGAGGAATTATTCCGGAAATGGATAAGGAGGCGGTATAAATTTTATACTGCAGAAAAACGACCTCATAGAACGGGGTAAATTCGCGTTAGAATCTTTTTTGAATGTCATAGGTATTGGGTGAGTAATAACGTGTTGAAAAGGAGAAGAGGACGGTTAAATTAGAATTAGGAAATTAAATAAAAAAGAGGAACTCTTTTGTAAGAGTTCCTAAAGTAGCTAGCTGACAAGCTAACAAGAAAAAACATAATAATGTATGTGTAGTATAACCTAATAAAGCGAATGTATGCAAAATAAAAACAGCTAAATTTTCATTAGCTGTTTTATGAGGAAATTTTCACATGTTTGCTCGTACTTGTCATGGTGTAAAAATAACCCCTTGGATGGCGTATGTATAGTATGAATCAACTTCTTCTTTTTATACACAAAAAATAAAACGAGCACTTGTGCCAGAGTGCCCGTTCTTGAAGCCTAAAGTTGATTCATTCTTGTTATGTGTGTGAGTCATGAACAAATAATGATTCGACAAGTAAGGATTCTATATATGATATGGTGTTGAAATAAAAAAGTGCAAGAAATTGTAAAAGGGCACTTTCGAACTGTGCCCTTTTACGAAGTGGTAGACACTATGAAGGAGTTTTAGAAAATAAAATGAATGAGCGCTACTTCAAGAAGAAGTGGCTACACAAGTAAGATATGTATGTGTACGCAAGTAGTGACAGTCCATATAAAAAAACAGCTAGTCCAAACTAGCTGTTTTTTCGTTCCAAGGACTAGAAGTGTTTAGTTAACAATTCAATTCAGGAAGGAAGCCGCGTCAAGGCTTAGTTACAGTGTGCACGAAACATAAGATTTTATTCAGGAGGGGACCGATGAATCAATTATCTTTTTTTACATATGTCGATGAGAAAGAAATCCGCCCTTTTGTGATAGAAGAATTGAAGAAGTATAAGGTGTTACGCGTGCGTTTTCAGAATCAGCAAGAACGAATGGAGATAGGTGCATCCATCTTATTTCCAGAGTTGCAAAAGATAGATATGCATGAACTCAAGTACAGACAATTACATCGTGCATTTGAACATGCGCTAGATCAAGATGAACAACATATATTGGAAATGAAATATATGAGTGCGACAGAGTTAAACGATGATTATATTTATACGGTATTAGGGATGAAGCGCGGTAAGTTTTATCGGAAACGAAAGTCAGGGATTTTGAATTTTGCAACTGCATTAGAGATGATATAAAAAAATAATGGAACTTTTGGGGTACTGTTTGGGGCACTAAATCGGGTACCTTTTTTAATTGGAATCGGAGGTACGATATTTCTACAGTTACTGTTCGGAAGACAGGAGGCTGTGGGGATAGCGTATCCACCATCATGTGAAGTGATGTGAGTGGGCCCCATTATCAAAACGTTACCGAAGAACGGGCATGGGCGGTAGGAACCCGCGACAGAACGAAAAAATCAAGGGAAATTATATATAAGACCACGGTTCTAGATGGTATCGTGGTCTTGTTTATTTATAGCAAGCAGTGATAATATCTGTTGGAACACAATATCAATAGGGAGAGGATGGTGATCGTATGGAAAAAATATTTGCCACACATGTGAGCTTGGTAAATGGAAAAACGCATATCTTGCATATGAAGTTGGAGAGTTTTTTAGACAAAGTGGTTGCTCCGGATGGAAGCTTTAGGGAAGGACTGATACGCTTTGATGACATTGTAATAAACCCAGAACATATTGTTTCTGTGCAACAAGTTGTTTCTGTTAGGACTCGTAAACCAAGTCGTACAGTGTATTAAATTTTTGCGGAAGCATCCATTCGGGTACTTTTTCTTACGATTAGTCAAGTTATATTTAATGATTTAATAGCATAGAGTTATATTATTCACTTAATATTCAGATTGTCTTCATATGATGTTCACAATTAATTAAAATCATCTTGTTATAGTTAATACTATCAACAATACATAGCATGATGAAAGCTAGCCATACATTGTTGACCTTAATTATCTCCTTTCAAGGAAGGGTTTCCCTTCCTTTGAGCGTACAGCAAAAATAAGATGTAATAATAATTAAAGCTTGTAAACGCTGTACGTTGAAAGGTGCGGAAAATATCTCCCAACAGTTTACTGCACCATTCCTTAATAGTACGATATGTAGCGAAGAGCCTTTTTCTTGTATGGGAGAACAGGTTCTTTGTTGTATGTTAAAAAATAATAATGATATGTAGGCGCTGCAATATTTGTAGCGTTTTATTTGTTGTTAAACAGGCGTGTGGATGAAATACAAATGATTAAATGAGGGGATGAAGGAAAATGAAAAAAAAATTGGAACCATTTTTACCGACAGTGGAAGAGTTTCAACAAATGGATGGATTTGAGTTGGATGATTGGGCGGGGAAAACGCGTATCGTTTTAATAGAACGTGAAAAAATGAGAGACCCAAGATTTCATCTGAAAAATGGGGTCTCTCAAGTGTTAAGTAATAAGGCGCTATCTGAAGCTGAAAAAGAAAAATCGATAAAAATTTTAATTGATGAATACTATCGCATTATGCGTTAATGTCGATTATAGACATTAAATAAATTTTCCTATCTTTTAAATTGAGAAATGGTAAATTGCATGTACCATCTATAGTCCGTGCGTTGAATAAATACGGATGTAAATTCATTGATGTTCCCAGGTGTGAATGCTGTTCTAATAATGTTGTAAGAAAAGTGAACAAAACAGATAAATCGGCTAAGTTTGTAAATAGTTCCTTATTGTCCTTGAAATATTTATCGAGCAATTTAGCAAGAGAGTCCGCTAGTGGAATTTCTGAAAATGAGTAAATATCTTTGTAAAGTCCATGTTCTTTATTCATGTTGAATTGGAATACTGATTGTGCGTCTTCTTGTTGTATGAAATCTCCATACCAAATAATGCCGTCGTATTCAATTACTAATTTTAACTGTTTTTGAGATAATGCTAGCATATTAGAATCTGGGATTTGCTTTAACAGGATGTCTAGAGCTTGAAGTTGCTCTATTGAATAGTTTTTTTTGGTATCTATCAAGAGTTCGACACCTCCTTTCGTTTTTATGTATTCGACAAAATAAAAGGAAATCCTACAAATATTAAATGATAATGAAGGAGTGAGATAGAATGCAAGTCTATTGTTCTAACTGTAATAAAGATTACAATATGCAACCGCAAGTAGCACAGCTTCCTAATCGTATTGAGAAGTGTTACTTTATATGTCCTCATTGTGGATATGAGCATGTTGCTGCACATGTGAACGATAAGATTCGTAAGCATCAAGCGGATATAGCAAAGTGCCACGAACGGATTAATAAAAAGAATCTTGCAATCGAGGATGAAATGAAACGATTGAGGAAGAGGATGGGAGGTAGTTAATTATGGTGTGGCTATTAGCTTATCTTATTGTAGGTATGATTTATATTTCTTTTTGTATGCAACCAGCTTTACGTGAGGCATTGAATGATATTGAGGGGGATTCAGGTAAAGAGATCATTACGATTGTCGTAATGCTATTTCTTATTTGTATTTTCACACCTGTTTGGCCAGCGTTGGTAACATTGAAGATTGTTACCAAGTTTAATAAGTATGTAAGTAAGGAGTGAAATGCAATGGTAAGTGAGAGAGCTAAACTTATACAAAAGAAAATAGAAGAAGGGAAGCTAAGTGTCAACGAAGCGAGACTGCTATTAGGCTTGGAACCTATTGAGATTTTAATGAAAGTTGCATGTGAACAAAGTACGACTGCTATGCTAGAGGATTGTAAACAAATGAATGCTGTAAAAGATGAGAACGAACCTTTATTACAAATTGTACTCTCAGATATAGATTCAGTGCCAATAGTTCATTACAAAGATGAAGAGATTAAAGGGAAAGTAAGGATTAGATTTGATTGGAAGACAGATGGTCAATATCATAAGTCAGGTCCTTACATTCATATTGAGCATGTACCTGCTGATAATAAGCGCTTCAATACTGCAATCATTCAACATAATCATCCTATCGTGGGGTGA